CTGGTGGACTTCGGCGTGTGCTCCTCGACGAGCCACTGGCACTGGCCGTTGGACTCCTCGACCACGCCGCGCCGATCGGGAGTCGAGGCGCGACGGTACTGCTTCGGAGCGACGCCGACGCCCCACATTGACAGCACCTTGATGGCGTCCTCGATCGCAAACGGCGACGCCTTGCGGGTGATGTCGACGTAGCGATACAGGTCGCCGCGGCTTCGCTCGCGCGCCTGGCGAGCCTCGGCGTTCCATCGCGAGAGTTCGTGCTTGTCCGCAGTGGCGGGCACGTTGCCGCCGAGGTTGCCGACCTTGGTCCGCAGCACCTTGCCCTTGAGCTCCGGTGGCATCAACCGCCCCTGCGCGTCGCGGTCGGGCGGGTTCTCGCCCTCGACGAGCGCGAGCATCCATTGCCGTCCGTGGTCGTAGATCGTCTTCCCCTCGCCGTCGGCGTTGTCGCGCAGCATCGTCACCGCGAGGTGGCGGACTGCATCGTCGGTCTGCGCGAGTGCCACCGTGAGGAGGGGCACGCCATCGCGATCGAGTCGTCGGAGTTCGTCGGCCACGTACGCGCGGCGCGACTGATCCCCGAGGTGCTCGACGGTGGCCCAGCGGTCGAAGGCGAGAGGGAGGACGATCACGATTGAGAGGCTCCTTGGTTGGTCAGACGCCCGTGACTTCGAGGACGAAGGTCACGGCAGAGAGGTCACCGCTCGCCTCGGCGTCGCTCGCGGCGCTGATGTCACGCACCTTCAGCTTGCCCGTGGCGGCCGCGTAGGACGCCGCGGTGATGAAGGTCGGCTGGTACTTGTCGTCGGCAGCGGTCGGCTGGCCGATGAGCTTGACCCCGTAGACCTTGGTGAAGCCACCGCCCGCGAGGGACGACAGGTTGATCACCGAGCCGCCCGCGTCGTAGGACGCAGGGCCGACGGCGGTGACGACAGCGCGGCGCTCGTGAACGCCGAACTCGTTGGAGAGCTGAGTGACAGACGTGAATGCGCCCATGGTCGTGTCCTCCTATCAGGCCGTAATGCCGGTGAGCTTGCCGTGCTTGCGGCGGTTGGCGACCTTGAGTGCGCACGCCATCGACGCGACGACTTCCTGGTTGTCGTTGACCTTCGCGAGGTTCTCCACCTTCAGGTCGCGGTGCATCACGAGCTGCACGCCCGACGAGAGGTCGAGCCAGTACATCTCGGTCGTCGTCATCCGGCGGATGTTGATCAGCGGGATGCCGTTGTAGGTCGGCGCCGACCGGAGGAGCCCGAGGTCGACCGGGCCAGAGAGCGGCAGGTTCATCCGCGAGTAGGACGAGCTCGCGCCCATGATCGAGACGTAGTTGGTGATCTGGTTGGCGGCGCAGAGGATCACGCTCGGCGTCGCGTTGTAGGGCACCGTGGTCAGCGCCTCGTAGGTGTCGTGCATGACCGCCGCGCTGAGCGCGCCGCCGATGCCCTGCTCGTACGCCGCCCACGTCGAGTAGGAGCCGGGAGCGAGGCCCGCGTAGGTGTCGCCGCTGTCGACGATCGACGCGATGCCGCGATCCTGCGTCGAGCCGAGCAGCGTGGACTCCAGCAGGCTGTAGAGATCCTTCGTCGCGTTGGCGATCTCGGCCTGGAGCAGATCCTCGAAGGTGCCGCCGCGCGCCACCTGATCGAGGACGTGACCCGTCACGCTGGCCACCGCGCGGAGGTAGAAGGGCGACAGCACGGCGCGCGCGAGGTTGCGGCGGTTGGTGCTGCCGATCGCCTGGTTCTCCACGAAGATCTCGGCGTTGTCCGTGCTGCTGTACTGCACGTTCCACTCGAACGGCTGCGCGCCGTTCGAGGGCACGACGAGGCCGTTCTGGAGGAGCAGGTTGTACAGGTCGGTCGGCCGCGACACGAGGTCGACGGGGATGCCGGGGCTGACGTTCTCTCGCACTGCGATGCCCGCGAGGAGGGCGTTCGTCTGGGACATGATGCGTGTCTTTCACGCGAGGGCCAGAGCGCGCGGCGGGGCCGGGTCTAGCCGTTGCTCCTGCTCGCCCTAGCGCGAGCGGTGAGGTCTTCGTTGTCGGCGGCGTCCATCTGACGGACGAGCTTGGCTGCCCATGCCATGCCAGCGTCGCCGCCCCAGAGCAGCCACGCGACGTAGGCAGGCGACTGCTTGTCGCGCTCGCGCGCGCGCCGCTCCACTGGGTTGTCGTGGCGAGCGAACCACGCGTTCATGGTGCGTGCCTTCTCGAAGGTCACGTCGTCGCCGCTTGCCATGCGCGTGGCCCACGCGACCGTCGCAGGCTGGAGGCCGTCGCCCGAGTAGCCCTGCTCATGCAGCGCCAGACCACGACGCAGCGCTTCGACGACGCCTTGCGGCGGCGCGAAGTTGATGCCGCGATAGCGGTCGGGCACTGGCATCGCTCACCCAGCCCGGCGCAGCCCGAGGGCGACCGCGGTCTTGCGTGCAAGGTCGGTCAGACCAGCCGAGGTCGACAGGTCGACAGGCGCGGGCGCAGTCGGCGGCACGACGACCGCCGACGCGGGCGAGCCACCAGCGGGCGCGAGCGGCTTGAGCAGGAAGGGCTTGCTCGCGAGGTAGCTGCGGAGGTGGTCCTCGATGGTCTGCCGCGGGTCGCGCGACACCACCACGCGCCCATCGTCGGCGACAGTAAATTGATCGGCGACGAGGGCAAGCACGGTGTCGGCGTCGATCGCTCCGACCTTCTCGGCGACCCGCACCACCTCGCTCCGCACAAGGGCGCGGCGCATCACGTCGTGGCCGTCGTGCGCGGGCGCAGGCGGGGCCTTGTGCGGCTCGACGACCGGAGGCGGTGCGACGACAGGCGGCACGACGACGGCGGGCGCAGGCGGCGGCGCTGGCACGACCACGGCGGGGGTCGGAGTCGGCACCACGACAGCTGGTGCGGGCGCGGGCGCAGGCGCGGGAGGGGTCGTCACGGGGTCCATGCCCGTCGAGTCTCTCACGCCGCTGGTGTCAAGCGCAATCACTGTCGCGCCGCATCCCGCAGGCCGTCTGCGATTTCGCGCGCTCGACGAGCGATCGGCGCGGCGAGGCAGGGCAAATGGTAAACGTCGCCGCCCGAGACGCGCACGCGCGCTCCGACGAGGGTGATGTTGTAGGCGCGCGCGCCATCACCGCCCGCGCGCGTCGGCGCGAGCTCGATCAGTGCTCCAGGCACCGCGTAGCGCAGGAGGTCGAGGGCGTCGTCGTGCGATCTGAGCCATGTTGTGGTCATGCGGTCTCCCGAGTGACGCGCGTCGCGGCGGTCGATACCTGCTTGAGCAGCAGCCCGCTGTCGACGCCGATGCGTGAGTGTCCCTTGCGTCGGATCGTCGAGGGCCTGAGCTTGCGGAGGCGCGACTTAACGTCGCCGCCGCTCGTCGCGAGGCGCGTCGCCAGGCGGTCGCGGTACGCCTCGGCGGCGGCCTTCCAGGGCGCTGACACTGGAGCCTTGCCGCGCGCGACGAGACGCAGCGCGTCCACGAAGGCGTCGTTGACCTCAGACTTCATGACGTTGGTCACCTCCCGAAAGTCCCGACCGCCGCGCTCCAGCCAGCGGAGCTTGAGCAGCGCGTCGTTGGGCAGGACGATCGCCGCGCCGGGCACGCGACCGATCGCAGCCATGGCGAGCGCGGCTGCCTTGTTGATCTCCGTGAGGCGCGTCAGACCTCGGATCGGGACAACGGCCATGGGTCACTCCTGCGATGGGGTCATCGGCGTCGCGTCGATCTCGGCCACGACCTTCGCCAGCGTCTCATCATCGAGCGCGAGAGCGGCGCTGATGGCCTGGCGGATCGCGAGGGCGGTGCCAGACGCTCCGATCCGATCGCCCACCTGCGTCAGCAGCAGCGTGGCCTTCGCCAGCGCCTCGGCTGGGTCGTCGAGGACGAAGCGCTTGGGGTAGCCGAGGGTCACGACCGCCGTGTCGAGGTCAACGCCGAGGATGGTCGCGACGAGCTGGAGGGCGCGCCGCTCGTACGCCTCGAGGTCGCGGGCGAACTGCTGCGCGCGCGCCTCGAAGTCCCGCGACCGGACGCGCAACGCCTCGCCACTCTGAGTCTGCGCCGACTGATCCGCCTGCACTTCCAGGCCCGCCGTGCGGTAGGCCAGCGCGATCAGAAACAGCGCGTGCGTCCGCAAGTCCGTGAGGGAATCCGGCGGGAAGGTGACCCACGACGGAGAGCCCGCGCCCTCTGGCGCAGGAAGCGCGGTGCCCGGCCCGACGCGCAGATCAACCTCTGGCTCCAGCCCGCCTCTGGCGGTCGTCGGCACCGACAGAAACGGCGGCGCGCGGCGTTGCGTGTCCTCGACCTGCGAGAGCAGCTGGTAGACCTGACGCCCGATCGCGGCAGGAGTCGCGGCAAGTGATCGACCGGACGGCACGCGCGACAGCGGGTCGCGTCGGTGCGACGCGAACACCACCGGCACCTTGCCTGGGACAGCGTGCGAGCCGCTCGAGATGGGCGTGCCCAGCTTGGCCTCGCCGACGCCCTGCGACGCTCCGAGCGAGACGACGTGGCGCTCCCAGCCATCGCGCGTGTACCGCCAGATCGTGACGATCTGACTCTGACGCTGCTCGTCCACCACTGGCGAGTCCGCGTAGGCAAACTCAGCGAGGCCCTCGTCGTCGTAGCTCGCCCACGCCCACGCCGTCGGAGGCACCACGCGCGCGCGCACCGAGACGCGCGCCGCGATCTCCTCTTCGCGCGTCGTCGCGGCGTTGACCCGCGGCGGCTCGATGACCACCGCCACCGCGCCGTGGATCGCCATCTGCCGCGCGACGATCGAGACGTGCTCGGACCATCGGCAGCCCTCGCCGTCGAGGTCGACCACGTATGGCGCGAGCTCCCCGAGGTCACGCGCGACCATCGGCGCGACCGCATCGGCGTAAGCGTCGACCACTGGCTCCGAGAGGTTCGCGTAAAACGCGAGGTGCCGACGGCGGCGGAAGTCGGCAGGCTGCTCTCCCTGCCACGGGACGAGGTACGTCCGCTCGGTGCCGCGAGGCACCTCGACGGCCACCTCGCGCCCGCTCTCAGTGCGGCGCAGCTCGTAGCCGTAGAGGCGCGCTGTGCCGAGCGTCGGCGAGCTCGGGTTGTCCCAGTGCCAGCCGCCGCGATAGGCGTCTGACAAAAAGGCGTGCCAGCCTCGCGCGTCGTCGAACAAGTAGCGGTCATCCACGGTGCAGCTCCATCACGCCGTATCGCAGGGCGTCCATCGCGTCGTCGTTGATTTTCTCAACGTCCTCGGTCAGCGAGCCATCGCGCGCGCGACGGCGCGCATAGCCCTCGAACTCTCCGATCGTATGCTGGCACGCGTCGCTGACGTAAAGGGCGCTGTGGCCCAAAACGACGCCGCGCGTGCTGCGCTCGACGGCCCACTCGAGCAGCGCGCTCACTCTGCGGATGCCCTCGGCCACGTCGTTGGCCGCTGGATAGGTGCGCGCGCGAGAGCGTAGGTGGCGGCCTGCGCTCTCGATGTGCCCAGGCTGCGACGGGTCGCAGAAGACTCGCGTCGCGCGGTAGCGCGAGCAGAGCTCGGCAAGGATCGGTAGCCAGCCGTCGGCGGTCGCCGCGACGATCTTGCCACGGTGTACCTCCTCATGCAGCACGTACACGTCCGCGCCATCGGTGGCGAGCACCATCGCAACGCCGGGGTGCGTCCAGCCCCAGTCAACAGCGACGATCACGTCCGACCATCGACGCGACGCGAGATCCGCGGAGCGGACAACGTGCACGTCGCGGGAGAACGACTCGTACACCTGACCCTCGACGCTGCCGAACTCCGCGTCGAGCCACTGCTTGCACCACGATTTTGACGCGCCGGGTCGCGAGCGCAGCGACGACTCGAAGTCTTCGGGCAGGTGCGGGTTGTCGCGCGTGCGGGCGCGCACCACGCGGCGGCGTCCGTCCGTCCATGACAGCGAGTCGCCGGTCCTCCCACCGCCTGGGCCGGTGCCGAAGTCGATCGCCGTCCAGTGCGAGCGCGTCTGCGGCGGGCCGATGATCACCTGACGACGCACGCGACCGGGATGACCTCGGCGCACGCGCGCCGCGAGCACGCGGATGGGGTCATGGCTGCGCTCGCGTGTGGCCTCGTCGAACACCAGCCAAGCGGCGTTGATGCCCTCCAGCGACTCCGTGGCGACGGTCGACCGCAGCCACAAGCGCGACTCGCCCGCAGGCGTCGGAACCGCGAGGTACGCGCCGAAGAGCGGATCGCGCTTGAGCGACCAGCACTGGCGCGGGATCGCGCGCTCCCACTCGGTCACCCAGCTCTGGAAGAGCAGAGGGAAGGTCGGCGCGGCGACGATGCCGGTGAAGCCGGGGTGCGTCTGCGTCGCGAGCGAGAACGCCTCCCAGACGGCGAGCGTGGTCTTGCCCACCCCGTACCCGCACGCTGCCCAGACCTCTGGCTCTGGCGCATCGTGGATCGCCTGCTGCCGCGCGTGCGGTTCGTAGCGCGCGACCACGCGGTCGAGCGGCTGGGACGCGATCACGACGCCTCGCGCGGGCGCACCAGCGACGCGGGAAGCTCGATGACCACGACGGGCTGGCTGACGCCCGCCGCCGCCTTGTCTGCCGCAGCTTTGGTGAGCCGTGCGTCGTGCCGCGCTCGCCGTTCGTCGTGCCTCGCCTTGGGGTCGCCTTGACGGTGCTCCAGCAGAAACGCCGCCGCGCGCCAATCCTTCGCGCCCGCGACGCGCACCTGCGCGGTGATGGCGTTCGTCGCCTTCGCGTACGCCTCGCGCGCCGCCGCGACCAGCCCGTCAACGTCAGGGTCGGAGTGCCCGCCTGCGCGGTGCTCGCGCAGCCACCCGCACCACGTCGCCCACGGGATGCCAGCCGCCTCGCAGGCCGCGCGATACGTAGAGCCCGCGAGCAGCGCGTTGATCACGGCCTCGCGCATCGATGGTCGGAAGGC